GCGCGCAAGGACGAATTCGATGAGTGGCTGGCGCGGCTGATCTGCTTCGCGTTCTCCACGAGCCCGACGCCCTTCGTCAAAGCCCAGAACCGCGCGACGGCCGAGACCCAGCAGCAGACCGCCGAAGAGGGCGGGCTGGCGCCGATCATGGCTTACGTGAAGCGGCTGGTCGACCGGGTGATCGCCAATGATCTCGGGTGCCCGGATCTTGAGTTCGTCTGGTCTGAGGACCGCGAGTTCGACCCGATGACCGCGGCACGGATCGACGATCTGGCACTGCGCAACGGATCCCGCACGGTGAATGAGGTGCGCGACCGGCTCGGCCTCGACACGCTGCCGGGCGGCGACCAGCCGATGGTGCTGACGCCGACCGGGTATGTACCGCTGGCGCCGGCTGCGTCGCAGAAGCTGGGCAAGGTTTACGTCGAGGACGAGCATCCGCGGCAACCGGCCGGCAGCCCTGACGGTATCGGCGGGCAGTTCGCGCCGAAGGACGGGGCCGATGCGGCCAACGCAAACGCGAACCCTCTGCTGCGCCGCCCGGACGAGACCCAGGATGAGTGGCTTCAGCGAGCTGCGGATGCTTACAACGCGGCCATCAAGCTCGCAGCTACCGACTTACCCAAGGCCAAAGCTGCGCTTGAACAGCTTAGTGAGGCCATAAAACAAAATATCCCAGATTTTGAAAGAAATCAGTGGGCCTATGCGCAGAATATATCACCGGACTTCTTTCATAATCCGGGAAAGTACAATCTCCCAATTATAAACGAATCACCCCCAGTACCATACTGGTTAGATCCAGTTAAGGGTAAAGTTCAAAATTATGTACAGATTAACGGCAACAGGTACTTTGCTATAGCGGAAAACGGTACTGTATACGACATAAGTAGTAAGTTCTCGACAATCCGGCAAACGCCGCCAGAACTGTTCCAATGGTACCAGGGCGTTCAGCGCACCATCGGCGCATATAGTAATACAATCGCGATAGATAGCGGAGATTGGTCTTCACTTGCAGATGGGCTCGCGCAGAGCCTGCTTGGTATCGGACATGTTGATGACAAACCGCCGGTCGTTCCGAACGCGGCTGCGCCGCGCGTCCCCCGCAATAGGGGGGTGACTGAAGAGGAGAACGAGCGGCTGGGAGAGAGGCTGCCGCTGGAGACCGATGAGCGGCTGGGGGAAGGTGAGCGGCAGCAGGAGGATAATCTACGCGAGCAGTTGCAGGAGCAGAGCGACGAGCGACAGCAGGAGAAGAACGACAGAGAGACAACTGACGAGCAGCAAGAACCCCCGCCGCCTAACGAGCCAGAACCTGTTACGCCGCCATACGACCATGACGATCCAGTTACCGTCGATAAAGGCAGCAAAACAGCGGATTGGAAACAATTCGAAGATACTATAAAAGAGCGGAATCAAAACCTGCCATACAAAGATCGAGTGTTCATTCCCCGTGGAGATAGTCCGAGTGGTAAGCGGGTTGCGGACGATTTTGCGCTCGGCAGCGGGCCACGAACGGCTGTAGAGGCGAAATATGTCGAAAAGTGGTCTAATTCGATCTATAATCCTTCAGCTAGGGTAGGGCCTCGCGGATTTGCCGAAGACGTTGGAACCGGTGTCGTCAATCAAGCGCGGGATTATTGTGCAGAGTTCGAAGGAGGTGTCATATATTATACAGACTCCGTAGAGTTTGCCAATTATTATACCAAAGTGTTCCAGGATAACGGGATCACAAAATTTAGGTTTGTGATTGCTCCAGTTGAATACCAATAGAAGGAGTGTAGTATGACCGTGTTCTATTGTATCCGGCCGCTTGATGATGAAATGAAAGATATTTTCAATGAGTTTAATAAGCCCTATCCTGATTCACCCTCTCGCATGCCGAATCGAGAAGATATCAAGAATGTTCTGGATAAATTGGGTCATCCAGATTCAAGTTTGTCACATTTATACATAGGGCCAAGTAAAACTCTATCGCCAGATGATCCAGCAATTTATTCTAAAATCAATAATTGTAGTGTGTCTATTTTAACATATAAAGATGCTAGCGATCGATGTGGTCCCCTCATGACTTTTTTAGGTGGTTATATGGATGTTGTCGGTCCGATTGTGAAGGAACTCTCACGAGAGTGCGGCCCTTTGGCTTTTGTTGTGGACCTCCCGAGTGATTTCGATGTTATCACACCAGAGACGGATATATTTGATAAATACAGTGGGTGGATGTAGGTGGTTATGTAAGTATATCTAGCATTTATCCTTCCTGGACGCCGCCTTTCGACGCGTGACGGGGGAATGTGTTCCGAACCTCATAGAATTAGAATTGGAAGGCAATACAAGATGAGTCGAGATCAGGAGATATACCGGAAGATCGCGCAGATATTGTATAATGTATCATTAGATGATTCGGTGTCTGTTAAATACAACGTACATATAGGCGATGTCGGTGACCCTCAAGCGGCAAATGAGATCCTTGGCAATAAATGCCGATGGTAAGGAAGAGTCTGGGCTCGGCAATAAGGAATCACGATTTGCCTTGATGGAAGCTCTTTACGAGCTAAGAGATTTTTTTATCGAGCAGGGACAGCCAAGTTGGAACGATTGCGAGTTGGAGTTCAATGTCTTGACCAAGGAATTTTCTACAAGTTTCTTATATAAATAGTGACCACGATTGTGGTCTCTTTGGAACATGCTTGTATCGAAGTGCTCATGATAGAACAATAAATCGAAAGATCGCAATATGTCCATTTGGTTTCTTGTGAGGCCGCTCGATGACGAAATGAAGGAGATTTTTGACCAACATGATAGGCCATATCCTGACGTGACGTCGCGAATGCCAACGCAGGAGGATATCAAAGAAATTATAAGTCAATTTGACAATCCAAATTCAACTGTGTCGCATCTGTATGTAGGGCCGGCAACAATAATGTCAGGGTCTAGGCCTGTCATTTATTCTAAACGTGATGAATACCGTATATCTATGTTGGACTATAAAGAGGAAATTGACAAAGGAGGTCCCTTCATGACGTTGATGGGCGGTGATATGGACATCGTTGGTCCTTTTGTAAAAGAACTTTCACGCCTGTGCGGACCTTTGGTTGTTCTTATCGATTTTCCAGATGGCTTCGATATCATTGGGCCGGATACGGATTTGGCAAACTTATGTTTGTGATAACTGTATAGTTGTGATAGACATCTCGGTCAATTGATGCCGTCGGGGTAGAGATACTTGGTAGCGAAACTGTCCTTTACAGTCCTCAGCGAAAGGTAACATTCAGCCCTACATGCGGGAAGCTGATTGACCCTGATTTAACGCACTGGGCTGGCACCGTTCGACTGGTCGCAGGCCGCCACCTCCGCACTCAATGGCGCGCTCCCCTATAACATCGCTGCGGCCGACGCATAACGTCACCCGCATCGCCCAAAGGAAATCCCCCATGCCCCATCGCCGCACGGCGTCGGCGCCATGAGCGTCGGCGATCTCACGAGTCTGGCCAATGTGCTGCCCTGGCTCAATATTCCGGCAGGGACGTCTGATGCCGTCCTGGTCCGGCTGATCTCGCAATGCAGCCGCTCGATCCTCGATTACTTGCAGCGTACTTCTGTGATCTCGCAGAGCTACACCGATATCGTAGACGGCACCGGCGGGCATTGCGAATTTCTCGATCAATGGCCGGTGACCTCGGTGACCGAAGTGACAATCGACGGGCTGATCGTGCCCCCGTCCTTCTATCGCGTGCAGGCCTGGAATTTCTACCCGCCGGGCGGCCCGCAGGCGGTCGAGCTGGTCGATCGCAGATTTCCGCGCGGGCGGCAGAATGTCGCGATCACCTATCAGGCGGGCTATCTCGTCTCGGCCGAGGCGGCGACCGTACCCGTATCGGGGAGTTTCCAGATTACCACGGCGCAGATCCTGGGCTCCTGGTGTGCGGATAGCGGTGTCACCTATCAGGATGGCGCCGCGCTGACACTGGTCTCGGGCCCGCCCGGTGCCGGTCAGTATGCCCTGGTCGCAGGCTCGCCCGGTGTCTATCAATTCTCGGCGGCGGATGCGGGCGCGGCCCTATCGCTCAGCTATTCCTATATACCGGCGACGCTGGAAGATGCCTGCATCAACTGGGTCGCCGAGCGGTTCCGGTATCGCGATCATATCGGTCAGCGCAGCAAGTCGCTGGGCGGGCAGGAGACGCTGTCCTACGATCTGTCGGCGATCCCGGCCTATCTTCAGGCGCAGCTTCAGCCCTATCGCAAGGTGCTGCCGCTATGAGCCTCTCGGTTGATGCGGCTGGCATTGACGCGGTTGCCGATGATCTCGGTGAGTTGCCGGAGCGGTTGCTGGGGGCACTCAAGCAACGCGGCGACACGATGTCGCAGGTGCTGCTTCAGCGGATACAAACCAAGCTCGACGGCGAGGTGCTGAAGCAGCGCAGCGGAAGGCTGGCTGCCAGTATCGGGGTCGATGTCGCCGACAGTTCGAGCGGGGTTCAAATCACCGCCGGCTCCAACGGCGATTTGCCCTATGCGGCGATCCAGGAATATGGCGGCACCATCCCGCCGCACGACATTCTGCCGGACAAGGCCAAGGCGTTGTCCTTCCTGGTGAATGGCAAGCGCGTGTTCGCCGAGATCGTCCATTTCCCCGGCGCGACGCTGCCGGCGCGATCCTATCTCGAATCGTCGCTCGAGGAATTAGCGGCCACGCTTCAGCAGGGGCTGGGCGAAGATGCGATCGATGAGGTGCTGGCATGACCACCCGCGAGGCCGCGCTGGCGGCGCTGTTCGCCCGACTTCAGACGATTTCCTGCATCCCGCCGCCGGTCACGTTCGGGCGCCGGGTGCGGCTCGCCGCGGATCTGCCGCCGGAGCAGCAGCCGGCGCTGTTTCAGATTGTCCGGCGCGAGACCTACAGCGGCGGGGAGCGGGCTGGCTTGCGCAAGCTGACCCAGGAGGTCGCCCTCATCTTCTATTTTCGGGCCGATGGCGGGCAGGTCGGGGATGCGATCATCAACGCCTTCCTCGATGGGCTCGATCACGTCCTGGCCGGCGATGATCCGGGGACCGGCAATCTGACGCTGGGTGGCCTGGTGCAGCGCGTCTGGATCGATGGCGAGGCGTTCCGGGATCCGGGCGATCTCGACAATCAAGGCCTCGTGATCGTCCCGCTCAAACTACAATTTCCATAGGAAAGGTTGAAACATGACTGGATTCGCCGTTTTCGGCCCTGGGTCGCTGTACCTGACGCGCACCGATATTACCAATGCGACGCCGGTGAATATCGGCTTTGCCAATGAGTTTTCGCTCGATGAGACCGCTGAAACCAAGGATCTCTATGGTCAGCTGCAATATCCGTTAGTAACGGCGCGCGGCACCATTAAGGCGACCGGCAAGGCCAAGGCGGCGGTCGTGTCGGGGCTGGCGATCAATGCTGCGTTCCATGGGATGAGCTTCTCGGTCGGCCAATTGCTGATGGCCTCGGGCGAGGCGGCAAGCGTGCCGGCGGTCTCGCCCTATACGGTGACCGTGACCAATTCGACGCATTTCGACATGGATCTCGGCGTGGTCTATGCGGCGACCGGATTGCCGCTGATCAAGGTCGTCGCCACCCCCACGCTCGGGCAATATATGGTATCGGCCGGGATCTATACATTCTCGGCGGCGGATGAGGGGGTGGCGGTCAAGATCACCTATGCCTATGTCGCGACGACGGGCGGGCAGACCAAGATCGTGACCAACCAGCTGATCGGCACGGCGCCGACCTTCCAGCTCGATTATTCGACCAGCCTCAATGGCAATCCCTATTATCTCAGGCTGTATCAATGCGTCGCGACCAAGCTCAGCCAGTCGTTCAAACTGACTGATTTCATGATGCCGGAGCTGGATTTTGCGATCTTTGCCAATGCGGCCGGGAATGTCTATGAGGCCAGCTATCCGAGTGCCTCGTGATGGCGGCGCCTAGTGTTACCCTCGCCGGGCAGGTCTGGCCGATCCCGCTGCTCGCGGTGCGCCAGAACCGCATCGTCGTCCCGGCGCTGCGCACGCTGCTGGCGCTCGATCTCACCCGGATCTCGCCGGAGGAGGTCGATCTCTTGGCCGATGCGCTCTATGCCGGATTGACGCGGGGTCACCCGGATCTGACCCGCGCTGAATTTGACGACATGCCGATCACGATGCTGGAGATGTTCCGGTCGATCGAGGTGCTGGCGGCGCAAACCGGGCTCTACAGCCTCGTCAGCAAGGATACATTGCCGGCGGGGGAAGTTTAGGCGGGGAACTGCCCGACTGGGACAATGTCGTCGCCCGCATCTCGACGATTCTGCATCGTCCGTGGGATGAGATCGAGGACAGTCTCACCGTTCCCCGCCTGCTTGCCTACTACGCCGAGTGGCGGCTGCACCCGCCGTTACACGAACTCTTCGCAAGCTATATCGGCTACGAGCCGCCCAAGACCATCGAAGAACAATGGCGTGAGGGCGCAATGGCCCCCGATGATTTCCTGCGCTGGGCCAATGCCACCGGCGGCCAGAAGCTCGGGCCATCGGGCTGAACCGACACCGTCTTCTTTCCCTCCCCACAAGGGGGAGGGAAAGTGAATTAGCGGATGAGATGTGTCCATGCCCTAGCGCTAGCGCAGGGGAGGAATGGCGCAGACGGACCGCTCTACCGAAAGGCCCCTCCATGGCAGCAAACGCTCTATCGATCGCCATCTCGGCGGATATCTCGGATCTGCAAGCCAAGCTCATCGCGGTTCAGCAAGGCTTTCAAGCGCTTGGTGTGCAGCTCGCGGCAAGCGCCAGGACGGCACAGGGCTCAAGCGCTGCCGGCTACAACGCGATCACCGCCCAGGCCGCGAAAGCCGATGCCGATCGGCGCCGTGCCGATCAGGAATGGGCGAGCGCGCAGCAATCGCTCAATCAGCAGGTCTATCAGTCGAAACTGCTCGAACTCGATCAGGAAGTGGCGCTCGGGCAGATCACGACGACCCAGAAACTGCAAATGGAGCAGTCGCTGGTCGCCGAGAAAACGGCGGATGATCAGGCCTGGCTTCAGTCAGAACTCAACCGTAATGATCTCAGTCTTGCCGAAGCGCAAAAATACAAGATTGAGCTGACCAAACTCAATGAAGCCAGCAATATTGAGATCCAGAAGATCAATCTTCAACAAATCCAAAGTCAAGAGAAGGTTTGGGAC